AGAAATTGTTGAAGCCGCATTAGAAGCAAAGCCACCATTAAACACAGTAGCCGCTGTAGTAGTCAAAACGCCAGTGACAAGGGCAGTGGTTGCCATGTTTACAGCGCCATCAATATCTACGACATCAAGGTTAGTAGTTCCTGCAACATCTATAGCACCCGACACATCTAATGTGGCCGCGTCAAGTTCTCCAGTAATAGTTAAGTTCCGTATGCCTGTATAGTCTTTGTTACTATCTAGGATTACTGCTTTAGAAGCTACTGCTGTGCCTACGGCTGTTGAACCAATGTCAAGAGCATTTAGTTCGCCTACTACTGCTGTGATACCATCTAGTGCGTTTAGCTCTTCGGGCGTTGAAGTAATTTGTGTATTACTTGCTACAGCTAATACAGGAACTGTACCTGAGACATTCGGCAATGTAATAGTCCGATCTGCTGTAGCGTCTACAGAGGTTAGAGTTGTTTCGTGTGCATCGGCTGTAGCGCCTTCAAACACAACAGCATTGTTAGCACTCATAGTAACTGAGTCTACAGTACTAAGTGTACCGCTAACAGAAATGTTAGTTGCAGAAAGAGTGCCTGTGCTAGGGTTGTATTTTAAGTCTCCGTCAGACTCTAAGCCTAAGTTACCGCCGTCTAAATCACCGCCCGCTGTAAAGACAATAGCGTTGTTTTCGTTTGTGCTTTCGTTGTCAGTGATTGTAACTGTTGTAGCGATTGCCGCTGTGCCTGTTGTATCTTGGTTCAGTGTGCCGACTGTAAAGTCTAAAGTGTTGTCTGCGTCCTGATAGGCTACTGTAATGCCTGACTCAGTATTAGAACTAACCATAGCTCCTACAGTATCAGCAATAGTTTCTGCTAAAGTAACACCTGCAATAGTAAGCGCGTCAGTTTCTAAGGTTCCGTCAACATCTACATCGCCTGAGATGTCTAAAGAGGCGGCAGTCAAAACACCTGCAACCGCTAATGTACTTGCCATGTCTACTGCGCCGTCAATGTCAACAACATCAAGGTTTGTAGTTCCGTCTACATCTAAGTCGCCGTTAAAGTCTACGTTACCCGCTACTGCAAGCGTTGTAGCCATATCTACTGCGCCATCAATATCAACAACATCAAGGTTCGTAGTTCCCGCTACATCTAAAGCTCCATCAATATCTACTGCGCCTGAGAAGTCACCTGTAGCCGCATCAAGCTCACCAGTAAGTGTTACGTTTCTAAAGCTTGCAATGTCTTTGTTAGAATCTACTACAACAGCTTTAGAAGCCACTACAGTTCCTGCTGTAATTGTATCAATAGTTTCTAGTTCTGCTTCTGTTATTACTGCACTGCCTATAGTAAGACCACCAACAGTTGCAACACCTGTAACACCAAGCGTACCTGCAACAGTTGCGTTTACATCTACATCTAGTGTATCTATGTGTGCAGTGCCATCAAGATACAAATCTCTCCATTCCTGCGAAGAGCTTCCAAGGTCAAATGCACTATCAGTATTAGGAATAATATTACTGTTTACGTCTGCGCCAAATACAACATTGTCACTTGCCGCGTCACCTAGAGTAAGCGTACCGCCATTAAGCGTTGTAGTACCAGTAACTACAAGAGTTCCACCGACAGTTGTGTTGCCTGTTATGCCTAGTGTGCCGCCAACAGTTGTGTTGCCTGTTACTCCTAGAGTACCTGCAATGGTTGCGTTAGCGTCTACGTCTAAGGTGTCTACGTGGATTGTTCCATCAAAGTAGCCGTCCTTAAACTCTAAAGAACTTGTACCCAAGTCAATGTCACTATCAGTAACAGGTACAATTGCACCGTCTTGGATGCGAATCTGTTCGACTGCTGAACCACTAACCTGTACAAAAACACCCCAACGGTTGTTAGTGCTATCAACTACAATCTTATTAAGAAAGTCTTGATCACCAATTGTATGTATGTTACCACCTTCAGCCGAACCACCATCATGTTGGTGTCCAGTAGTTCCAGTAGTAGTATACGCAAACGCAGATACAAGTTTATTGTATTCGTCATTAAAGAGTGCGGCGGTAATTGTATCGCCATCGGTAAGTGTGCTTTGTCGTGTATAACTTGTTCCTGCCATTCTGGTTATCTCCTGCCTGATGGAACGTAATCAACGTATAAGCCGTTAATTGCGTAGGGTGCGTTTTGGTCATCACTGGTAATTCTAAAGTTTGCTACGTGTCCACTACCTTCTACTGCTTGTCTAAACATTGGATCTTTACTTCCACCGAACGTGGCCGCCGCAAATACTGCTGATCCGAAAGACGAAGGAATTGGAATACCCGCTACTGGATAAGGAGCAGGTTGCGGAATGTCTAAAGATTCGTAGTCATACCGAAGTCTTAAAAACGGTAGTATCTCTCCTTCAGGAGAAACAGATATTTTTACATAGTACAAAGTCTTTCTAGTTCCAATGTCTCCAAAATCATAATTGGGTGTGCTATATTTTGCGCTGATATTAAACGCTACGCCGCCATCAGAAAAAGAGTTGCCTGTATCGTGGTTATATACGTATCCTTTATTGTCACCGTGATATGTTTTTTCTACACCAGACTTATCAAAACCTGCTGTAATGCCTGTTGCTTGTATTCCTTTTGTTTCAGCCCATTCAAAGCCGTTAGGTGTTAAGGTTCCTATAATACCAAGTGCTGATGTTGAACTACCGCCTACCTGACTAAAAAACAATCTGTACTGTGACTTACTGCGAAGTACTGTACTTGCAAGCGTAAAAGTATTTACAGACTTTGCAAGTGTAGATATTACAGATTGTATCTGTCGGCTAACTGATCCTAATTCAACGTCACCAATACGTGCTGTACCCGCTACAGAACGAATACCGTCTGGGCTAAGGAATACTAAGTCACCGCCAATTTCTTGAATGCTGTGAGAGCTAAGACAGCCCACGTTTTGTGTAACAGGAATAATTGCAATAGATCCTGCATCGTTAATGTTTACAAGCTTGTGTATGCTGTTTCTACAGAAGATCATTAGATCGTCACGGAAGCTTTTAATACCCACTACTTGATCAGGCAATACTGCGGCACCGCCACCGTTACCAGAAAAACTAGTTGGGTCGAGCGTTGAGCTATAAAAGATTGTGTTTTTTGCGCTTGGCGCTCCTGCAACAACCAAGTGGCTGTCGTGGATAACACAAACTGTAGGTGCTGTTGTTCCGTCTACGGTAATTTCTTCTGCAAAAAATGTGCGAGAAGTTAAGCCACCTGTTCCTGACATGCTAAATATGAAAGGCTTATTAACTCCGTCAGTAATTATTATTTGCCCGTAGTCTGTGTTACCTTCAAAGATTGTAAAGGTTACTTGAGCTTGTCCAGATCTAGCGTCTGCGCTACGCCCGCTAAAAGTTGAGTAATTATCTCCACCGCTTGCTACGCTTGCTTTGTTAATTTCTAACCAACTTCCTCCATCAACACTAAAGAAAATTCCTGTGTTGCTACAAACAATTACACCGTCTGCGTAAACATTAAGACCAAGGATAGTAGCGCCACCGTTAGGCCGCGCAGAGCCGAAAGCTGTGTAGCCGTTTACGCGTCTGTACCCGCCGTCAGGGTTTACTTCAAAGTTTAATAACTCTGTAGCAACTCCGGGCTGAGCAAGCATCTCAAGCTGATTTAGGTTAGTATTTAACCCACCCCTGCAAGAGATACCAAAGGGTTGTGAAGCGGCCATTAAACGAACCTCATCCGATCATCTTTAATATAAGAAGGCGAAGGCTCAATAAGGTTAGAACGCATACTGCGTAATCCTTTTTTGTAGTCATCTAGTGCGAACGAAGCCGCTTGAGGGTTGTCTTTAAACTGCCAGATATAGTATCTAGCTCTAGCTTGAAGAACACCAGTATATAAATCTGGAAATACTATAGTGTCTCCATGCGCTGATAATTTTGTAGGTAGGTTCCACGCATAAAACCAAATGCGATAGACCTTATCGGGGATAGGGCTGAGTCCAAACTTCCGTGAGTCTGGGCTTCTGATTACAGCGTTGGGTACGCCGTATTGTTGTGTGTCTGCGTCATCTAAGTTTTCACTGACTCTGCGATAGTCTTTCCACTCTTCAGTACTTAAAAACCGAAGGTTACGACTTTCATAGGGTGCTACTTCATCTGTTACGCCTACAGTAGTAAGATAAAAGTTATCCCAATCTATAGAGCTATAGTCAGTTGTAATGCTAGAACTAGCAGGTTTTAACTCAAAGAAGCGTTGTCCTGCTACTGTTTCAACGTACACGTTTCCGTACATGGGGTCTACTGCACCGCTTTCTGCAACAGATAGAAAAGGCCATTGTGGTTCTTGAGTTATAATATCAAAGTAAGCACGATTTACTGAGTCTTTAACATGTTGCTGTACACCTAGTGCGGCTCCAAAAGTTGTTGACGTTAAGGCAACTTCGTTGAGTTCACGCAAAAGCTCATTAGTTAGTTCAAGGTAAGTTGTTGCCATATCTTATTTCGCCTTTGATTCTGTTTTAGTGTCTGGTTTGTTAAAGATAGCATCCCAGTTATCGTCAAATTTCTTTTTGTTTTCAGGCTTATACCAACTTCCTGTATCGCCTAGTTTCTTTCCTTTCTTCTTGCCTTGCATCATTATAGGCTTTGTATTGCTTCCTAATATTGCCATAATTACTTCCTAATTAGGTTTAGCTTTAGTCATTTCTTCTTTTACTGC